ATTACAACTTACAGAAGAAGGACAAATTGAATTTCAGGGAACCTGAAACAATGGAAGTTTTCAGGATATAATAAACAAAAAGGCTGACACCGGTATTAATACAGAGAGGCATTTGTTTTTTTTATTAAAAACACAGCCTAATCAATTTCTCCTTAAGACGCCTGGTATTTACCTCCTTTATACCAGGTGTCAAACTAAATACCAACTATTAAATAAAACAAAGAGGTGGTAGCTCCAGTAATAGGTGCTGCTCACTCAGCACCTGCCTCTAAAATTCACAGTGAGGTGACAGTAATGACAAACATGAAAGTATGTATTAAATGTTGTAATGAGTTTCCAATAACTTCTGATTATTTTTATAGGCACAGTGGTCATAAAGATGGTTTTAGAAATGAATGTAAATCATGTAGAGATATTTATGTAAAAGAATGGGTTAGTAATAATAGAGGTAAGAGATACACTATTCAACTTAAAAGTAGATGTAAAAAATATGGTATAGAATTAGAAGAATATTATGATATGTTAAAACAACAAGATAATAAATGTATTATATGTAATACTAATGAATTAAACTTAAATAGAAAATTAAATATAGATCACAATCATAAAACAGGTGAAGTAAGGGGTTTGTTGTGTGATAGATGTAATAAAGTTATTGGATTACTCAATGAAGACATAAATATAATGAGGAGCATGATAGAATATATCAATAAAAATGGAAAATAATGGCATAAAAAGAGATGATAAAGGTAGAATAGTGGCTGGTAGTAAAGCCATCAATGCTGGTGGCAGACCTAAAAATATAGCAGCTAAAGTAAAAGAAATGTCCAATGATTACATGGACTATTTAGAAATGTTAGATACATGGGCAAGAGATACCACTATTAATATAAAGATAAGAAAAGACTGTATAGTAGAGTTGCTTGATAGATCATTAGGTAAAGCACTCCAAAGAAATGAGATTGGTGGATTAGATATAGTAGTAGGGCTACCAAAGGATATAGTAATAGATGAGGGTTAATATAGACCTTACTCATATAAAAGATGTAGTTAATCCTGCCTTCCATTGGATACTTACAGACACACATAGAAATGTAGTATGCCGTGGTGGTGCTGGTAGTGGAAAATCTGTATCAATAATGATGGCTTTATTATGGCACATACTAAAAGATTTAGATAAACCTAATTCACATAGGTTTCTTGTGTTAAGAAAAACAGGTCCAGCAGCTAAAAAAAGTGTATTTCCTCTATTAAAACATCTTATAGATAAATGGGGACTATCTCCAATAGTAGATATAAATAAAACAGAGGGTACATTTACCTTCATAAATGGGTCAGAGATTATGATTACATCATTAGATGATCCAGAAAAGATAAAAAGTTTATTTGGAGTAGATAAAATTTTTCTTGAAGAGGCTATGGAATTTACACTAGATGATTATAGACAATTATCTCTTCGTATGAGGGGGGATAATACTAAAACATATCAGCTATTTATGGCATTCAATCCTGTGTCTGCCTTATCGTGGATATACAAAGAATTTTATACCAAAGAAAAACCTAATACTATAACACATCTATCAACTTATAAGGATAATCCACATTTAGATGCTGAATATATTAGGCAGTTAGAAGATTTAATAAATCAAGACCAGAACTATTATAATGTCTATACATTAGGTGAATTTGGTTGTGTTGGTAATGTAATTTATAATAATTGGACTATAGTAGATAGTTATCCAGATAATGTAAGTGAAGAAGTGTGGGGATTAGATTTTGGTTATACACATAATATGGCTTTAGTAAGGGTTGGTATAACTCAAAATGGCATATACTTAAAAGAAGAGATATATGAACCTAAACTCACTATTCCTGATTTAATAGAAAAGATTAAAGTAATAATAAATAATGGTAATGCTATAGTCTATGCTGATTCTGCTATGCCTGGTTCAATAACTGAAATAGCAAGGGTTGGTTTTTGTATTAGATCAGCTGATAAAGCTCCACATTCAGTAAAAGAAGGTATAGATTATTGTAGAAGACAGAAGTTGTTTATTACTAAGGATAGTCCTGGTATAATAAAAGAAATCCAGGGGTATGCCTATAAAGTTGATAAAGTAAGTAATATGACTATGGAAGAACCTATAAAAATAAATGATGATTTAATGGATGCTATGAGATATGCTATCTATACTCATTTAGGTAAAAAGAAAGATTTTCAAGTAGTTTTTTAGGAGGAAATAATAAATAACATGAAGGATGATAAACTATGTTAAAGAATATAAAAGATGCCTGGACTACATTACTACATGGTAAAACTAATAATATAAATAAAGATTATGTTAATGCCCAGTTGAATAACACATTAGCTGCTATTATAGATGCCAGGTTTGAAGTCTGGAATATATCAGATCCTTCTGATATTTTTCTGCATCCAGTGGTTAATAGGGCTACTCAATTTATAGCATATAATATAGCACAACTACCACTAAAAATTTATCGTGGAGAAGAAGAATATAAAGGCACTCCTCAATATGATATCTATAGACCTAATGACTACCAATCCTTTTTTGACTTTATATTACAAGCAGTGGTAAATAAAGTAATATACAATGAAATAATAATAAGAAGAATTACTACCACACCTAATAGTAATATAACATCTAATTTATATGTGTATAATTCTAGTGACTGTAAGGCTACACTAGATACTACTGGTAGAATATCTACTTGGGACATACATAGAGAGACAGTGCCTGCAAGTGATATTATTTATATACCTGGTATTAAAGTCAAAGGACTACGCCCTCCTACACTGTTAGATATATTAAAACAAGACTTTATGGCAGATGTTAAGTCATCTGAATTTGTCAGGTATTTCTTTGAGAACTTCGCACAATTAGGTGGATATTTATACTATGATGGTGATGCTAATGGTGGTCCTACTCCAGACCAAATGAAAGCAATGGTGGATCAACTAAACCAAAGACACCAGGGTAGTGATAAGTCATATAAGTTAGCTGGACTAACAAATGGTGTAAAATACCAACCTCTACAACAGTCATTAAAAGATATGGACTTTAACATATCAAAAGATGCAATAAGAGATAGGATACTACTACATATGGGTGTTCCAAAGTCAGTGGTTGGTGTTACTGATAGTGTAGATAGGGCTGTAGCAGAAACTCACCTGAAGTCTGCGTGGCAATACACACTAAAACCTCTTGCTGAACAACTAGAGATATCATTAAATAGATATGTATATACACCTATGGGATTGACTTGTGCATGGGACTATAGTGAAATAGATGTATTACAGTCTAATTATACAGAACTATCTGAACAGGCTACTAAATACTTGGCATTAGGATACACAAGAAATGAAATAAATAATAAGTTAAAGTTGGAGATGCCTGAAGATGATGAGTATGGTGATGTTAGGTTTATACCTGCTAATCTTATACCTATTAGTGATGCTACTATTTATTCAGATACTTCTACTCCACCCGAAAAAAATTTTAGCGGGGTAGAAAATAAAGATATAGATAGTGTTATCAAAGACATAGAAACAAAAGATGCAATTAATAAATCTTACATAGGTAAGTTTGATAGAATACAAAGAAAACATGAAGCTATTATTAAAAATAAGATAAAGAAACATCTATACTATCAAAGAGCATCAGTATTAAAAGCCATAGAAGAACTATCTAATAAGAAGTCAGATACAACTAAATATGTAATATTACAAAGTATTAAAGAAGCCATAGATAAAACTACACCAGACTTCATTAAAGATATGGAGGTATTACTAACAGATGCAGGCAATGCTGGTATAGAACTAGCCAATGATAGAATAAATACTACTGGTGGTTTACTTAATAATGATGTAGTATCCAAACGTGCTAACTTACTACGTAATGTAGATGACACAACCTATAAAACTATAAGGTCACAAGTAGTAGAAGGTATCAAATTAGGAGAAACCACTAAACAAATATCTGATAGAGTAAGAAACACCTATAATATGTCTTCTTATAGAAGTACTATAATTAGTCGTACTGAAAGTAGTGCTATGATTAATGGTAGTAGTGCTGCTCGCTATAAAGAGGCAGGGCTAAAATTTAAGTCTTGGTCTACTCCCAAGTCTAGGGAAAGTCATTTCAAAAACCATGACCAAGGGGTAATTCCTTTTGATAGTCAATTCCAAAATGGGCAGTCTTACCCCGGAGATGGTGTTGGTGGCGCGGCGGAAAATGTCTCTTGTTCTTGTTGTATTATCCCGGAGATACGATAATGAAAGAAGTATATGAAAGAACGCCTAATTCAACATGTGATTATTGTGGAAAACCTATTTATGTTAGACCATCACATAAAGGTAAGTACCATACTTGCGGTAAGGTGTGTCAAACAAAATATAAACTTAATAAATTATCAATAGAAGATGTTACATCTTTATATCAAAAAGGTACTACTGAATTAGAATTATCAAAACTGTGTGGTTGTAGTAGATCTGTTATTAAAAGAATACTAATTAATAATAATATCTATAGAAGATCTATGAGTGATATTATGTATAATAGATATAGTATTATGACTGATGAACAAATTAAAAAGCAGACAAAGAAAGCCAATAATAGATGTAGAGATATGGTAGAAAACAAAGAGTGGCACTTATTATATAGTGGTGAAAAGCATCCTAGCTATAAACATGGATTATCTAAAACAAGACCATATAAAACAGAACGCACACAGGCATATAGATCTAAAAAACTATCACAAACTCCTATTTTAACTGAAGCCGAGAAGATGAAAGTAGAACTTTACTACAAGATTTCACAACATTTAGGACCCGACTGGCATGTAGATCATATCCATCCTATTTCACATGGAGGACTACATCATCCAGATAATTTACAGATAGTTACTAAAAAGTATAACTTACAGAAGAAGGACAAATTGAATTTCAGGGAACCTGAAACAATGGAAGTTTTTAAGATATAATAAATAGGAGAAATAACATGAATAAAATATACAATACTAGTATAGAAGTAAAAGAAATTGATAATGAGTCTAGGACTATAACAGCTATTGGTAGTAAAGAAACCATTGACAGAGATGGTGATGTAATTAAGGTAGATGGTGTGGATTTTAAGAAATATAAAACCAATCCAGTAGTGCTTTATTCCCATGATAGTAGGGAATTACCTATTGGTAAAACTGTAAAAGTGTGGGTAGATAGTGATAAACTAATGTTTAAGATCCAATTTGCTACTGCTGAAGAGAATCCTAAAGCTGAATATGTATATAAATTATTTAAGGGTGGGTACTTAAAAGCATTTTCTATTGGTTTCATACCTAATTATTCTGATATAACTTATGTAGAAGATAAGAAGACCAAGAAAAGTGTGCGATACATTAATAGTTCTGAATTACTTGAAATTTCAGCAGTATCACTTCCTAGTAATAGAGAAGCTCTTATACAAACCTTTGAAAAGGCATGGCAATCAGGAGATATTGATGGAGAAGCTCTGAAGTCATTACAGGATGAGTTGGATAAAGTGGTTGACATCCAGCCTATTAGTAGTGATGTTATAGACAAACAACTAGAAGTATTACAAACTGAATTAGATGAATTAAAGAACTATATTAAATTTTTGGAAAAAGAACTAGAAGATAAAGATACAGAAGATCCTTATGAAACTATTATTCAAGAATTACAAGAAGATGAGGATGCTTACAAAGAATTAGTAGAAGATTTAAGAGATAAGTAATAACACTAATTATGGTATTGGGACAAAAAGTCCTTAAACAATACTTTATAATGGTGATATACATATAAATAAAATAAA